TGGTTACTACACATCAACAGCACCCAAGCAACATGCTATGCTACGCAGGGTATGTGCTAACTGTCCCGTCAAGATAGAGTGTGCTGAGTTTGCTATCAAGCATGAGCGGTTCGGGTTCTGGGGTGGGCTTACTGCTATGGAAAGACATAGCATACGCACTATGAATAACATACTGTTGGAAGAAATAACATATGATGTACCCGTTAACATCATAAGAAACATGAATGGAGATGATGAAGATGAGCAATAGTTTACATGGGTCAGGCTGGTACGCCAGTAATAGAAGTGACGACTGGGATTGTCCGGAGTGTGGCACAGAGGTGATTGACATAGAAGTACCGGCAGATGATGACGGTACTACTGTTAGTTACTGCCCTGACTGCAACTATGAGATGATAATCACAGACGAGCAACGTCTTGATTGGGTCAGTGACTACGATAGTAAGCAAGACTATGGAAGATAACAACCCATTGTTCTTACTCAACATGACAGATGAGTTCAGAGAGGAAGCAGGTATCTGGTGGAATACACACGCACACCCTGCCCTTAAGATGTTAGTTGTATCCGCTGCATACTATGAACACATAGCGCATGACGTAGAGCATGCAGACGATTACCTTAAGGAGTTAACGGATGAGATGGATTAACGTAGCATCATACGTACTAAACGTATTGCTATTGGTTGCTGTGTCCAATGCTAAGACAACCATAAATCGTTATGAAAAAGTTATGAGAATGTTAGGTGTTAAGTGAGAACAAGGAAGAAGGAACTTGATGCAATCTCTGATGCGCTATCACGACCCGCCGAATCCGTAGATGATTTAGCCAAGGATGTATGGGATTTAATAGACTCATACCGTAGAGAGAGGGATGTGTACGTGGTTGGTGTTAACTACCAAGGCGTAGGACAATTCCTCTTTGGACCTTACGAGTCCGAGGCTATGGCAACTAAGGACTTCGAGGGACGTGGTAACATACAAGCACTCAAGTCTGGTGATGTAGCAAGGGTATTCAAGGTGCTTGCGCCTAGTAAACTCTTTGACGACACGCCGATACAGGGTGATTTATTTGACACGAGGTAATAAATCATTATACTTAGTTATATACTATATAGGAAACCCCTTATAGGGTTTCCAGTTATAGTTGTTCATTACTCTCCTAGTGATGGGTGGTGGGTGTGTTCCTAGTGCATGCTCACCACCACAAGGCAGCACCAAGTGGTCAACGGATGATGAGGGGAAGCATCATCTATTGTTCGGGTGCAATCCCTGTTGCTGCCACGCAAGACTAACAGAAAGGACACAAGATGTCTGTGAAAATAAATGGATATGATTTACCAAGTCATATCTCATACTCACAACTAACCACATGGTTAGATTGTGGTTGGAAGTACTACCTATCACGTATCGTTCAGTTAAAAGAGGATGGTTCTTGGTGGTTAGTAGGAGGTTCATCAGTTCATGAGGCTACTGAAGCCTTTGACCATGCTATGTACGAGGAGTTAGGCAAATGATTCAAGCAACAGAGCCAGCATTCCTGGACAAGGTGTGGAAAGATACGTGGGATAAGGTTAAAACCGCTCACAGTGCCTCTACGGGGCAGGAATCGGCACTCTGGCGTAAGGCAGGGCGTACCACTAAGGCTAACCCAGACGGGGAAGATGAGAAGTGGTGGCTAGAAGAGGGTCGTAACATGCTGGACTCATGGGTTCAGTTCCGGACTGGTCAACTAGGCTGGAGTGTATGGACCACACCTGACGGTAAGCCTGCCATTGAAATCTCAATGACCCCTAACATGGGTGATGTCCCAGTCCAAATGGGTATTGACCGTGTGATGGTGACACCAGATGGTGAGTTGGTTATTGTAGACTTAAAGACTGGTAAGTACACACCATCATCAGACCTACAGTTAGCACTGTATGCTGTGGGTATGGAGAAAACCTTTGGTATCCGACCAAAGTATGGTACTTACTGGATGGCACGTAGTGGTACAACATCACCACTGATTGATTTAGACTTCTACACTAAGAACATGATAGAGAAAATAGTTGGTGACTTCGACAGGGCACGTAAAGAAGCACTGTTCATACCTAACTACAATCACTGCAAGATGTGTGGATTTAAGACAGAATGCGAATGGAACAAGGAAGGAAAGTAATGACAGAGAAAAACTATGTAGTCAATGTTAAGACTACCAAAGGTACTATCGTCACAGCACGTGGAGATAGTGCAGAGGAACTAATCAGTAACATCAACGCACTTGTAGCAGAGGGTGCAGCAGATGCTATCGCAACACTAGAGCAAGTACTGACGGGTATGCCACCGGTATCTCCCAGTGCTAGCGCAGTCGATACAGTGGTTGCTTCGTTAGGTGGGACAGTAGTAAGTGAGACACCAACCACTGGCTTCGCACCAGTACCACCACCAGTTAGTGCAGCAGCACCTACATCGGCAGGTCAGGTATCATGTTCACATGGTCCAATGATTGGTCGTAAGGGTAACGGTGCTAAGGGTGAATGGAAGGGTTACTTCTGTCCAACACCTAAGGGTACGCCAGACCAGTGCCAGCCACAGTGGCTCACTAAGAAAGACCCTGCTTGGAATACACTATAATCTAATCACTACCTAGGAGATAACATGAAGACACTAATGAGAGCAGTAGGTCGCCCCGATATAGGGGGCGAGCCTATGCCACCAGTGTTTCGTGCATTTGATGAGAACCAAATCATCTTCCGTAGGGCAGAGGTCAGCATGATTGCAGGTCAGCCAGGGGCAGGTAAATCCACACTTGCCCTTGCGCTGGCCCTGCGTATGCAGGCACCGACCTTGTACCTATCAGCGGATACCAATGCACACACTATGGCAATGAGATTATACTCAATGATTACTGGTAATTCACAATCAGAATCAGAGAAGATAATCTCCGAGAATCCAGAGCAAGCCAAGCAAGCACTAGCCCAAGCACGACACATCTACTGGTCATTCGATTCCAACCCTGGACTTGGTGACATTGATGATGAGGTAACAGCAATCGAAGAATTGCTAGGTGAATCACCTGCACTAATCATTGTTGATAACCTCATGGATGTGGCGATGGATGGTGGCGAGGAGTTTGGTGGTATGCGCTCTGCTATGAAGGAGTTGAAGTACCTTGCAAGAGATACCAATGCGGCTGTGCTTGTACTGCACCACACTAAAGAATCCTACAGCGCAGACCCATGCCCACCACGAAGCGCAGTACAGGGAATGGTTAATCAACTACCAGCACTCATCCTTACAGTCGGACAACACCAAGAAATGATGGCTGTTGCCCCTGTAAAGAATCGTTATGGTAAGGCTGACCCATCCGGTAACACACCAGTGTGGCTGCGATTCAATCCTGAGTACATGTACTTGGCTGACTTGGAGGAAGCACGATGAGAAAGAAAAGAATCAAGTGTAACCAATGCCATGAGGAACAAGAGACAGCAACAATATTTATCCACATAGTTGAATGCGATAGGAATGTAAGACACTACGCAAAGAAACTTATTGCTGAACTGGAACGAGAACTACGTGATTAGGAAAAAAGAATACCAAAAGTTAGCGGATAGATTATATCGCTTGGAGCATGAGTACAGATATTTATCTGGAAAAACTCAAGGTATACAGGCATCAATAAGCATGAACAATAGCACACATCAACAACGATTAAATGTACATCAATCGTTGATTGATACAATCTTATTTCATCTACAGATAAAGGACGAAGATGAGTAAGAGTAAACAGAAGGGTACGTCAGCAGAAACTGCTGTAGTTAACTGGCTTAACAGTAAAGGAAGAAAGCATGTGGAACGACGAGCACTATCTGGCCTTCTTGACAGGGGCGATATTGCTGGTATTCCTGGTGTTGTTATCGAGGTAAAGAACCATCAGCGTATGGAACTTTCAGCATGGCTCAAAGAACTAGAGATTGAGATGCATAACGACAAGGCAGATACCGGTATAGTCTTGCACAAGAAGAAAGGTACTACCGATGTTGGCTTGTGGTACGCCACAATGCCAGTACATGGATGGTATAAACTATTGGAGGAAGCAGGTTACTAATGGAAAAGCATAGCATCTTGGCTGTGCTTGAGCATTATGGTGGGTCAATCTATCGTGAGCGTAATGGGTGGCAGAAACTTAAGTGTCCATTCCACGATGACTCACATGCATCAGCCACAGTTAACATAGAAGAGAACGCATTCAATTGCTTTGGATGTGGCATTAAAGGTGACACTTACAAAATCATTATGGAGAAGGAAGGAATAGAGTTCCGTGAAGCAGTCAAGGTCGCAGAAGGAATCACTGGGCAAAGCAGTAGTACACTACGCAAAGTACATAGCGGAGGCAGAGGGGTATCTAGCAAGTCGGGGAATCACCTTAGCAGACGCGCATACAGCCCACCTGGGCTTAGTCGTAGAGCCTCTACCAGGCCATGAACAGTTCATTGGTAGGTTAGCCATACCGTACATCACACCTACTGGTGTGGTGGACATTAGGTTTCGTTCCATCAATGGAGAAGAACCTAAGTACATGGGTATGTCAGGCAGCGAGACAAGGTTATACAATGTATCAGCAATCAGTCAGGCAACTGACTTTATAGCAGTATGTGAAGGAGAGATAGATGCAATCACGCTCACGCAAAAGTGTGGTATCCCGGCAATTGGGGTTCCTGGTGCTAACTCGTGGAAGAGACACTACTCGAAACTCTTACAAGACTTCGAGCGTATCTATGTCTTTGCGGATGGTGACCAGCCAGGCTCGGACTTTGGTAAGAAACTGGCGAGAGAAGTTCAGGGAGTTATTGTAATCAACATGCCTGATGGTGAAGATGTTAATAGTATATTCAACAAACAAGGAACAGAGTTCTTTAGAGGGAAGGTAGCAGCATGAGTAAGATGAAGAGTGAGTGGGAAGATGAGTACTTCGGCGAAGGATACGTTTACATCGCAGGAGATTGGGGTCATACTGAACCTACTAAGGGACTTCGGGATAAAGATAGAGAGCGTGAAGAGGCTAAGCAACGACACCCTTCTTCAAGTAACCGTAAGTCTCCCACCCAAGAGGTAGATGAGTTCTGTCTACGCTTTGCACTGTATGATATT